CTGGATTTAAAGCCATTTTATAATATTCCGAATAAAGTAGTCCTCTCTTTATTTAGTTATTCTTCAGATTCTGACTCTGAGTCGGAATTATATTCCATAGCCCTAGGATCTTCTCCAGCAATAACAGATGCAGCTGCATCTACTTCTCCTTGGAGTTCTGCATCAATCTCATTTCCAAAAAGTGATGATGCTACGGTAGGCTTAATATTTTCCACCTTCTCTGCACTTTTTACATAGAGCATATCTTTAATTTTATCGCTAATCTGAGAAGGAGAATCATCCTTAACAAGCAAATCCATCAGTTCATCCATAGTTTAAATACCATATATTGTATTGGAATCTTTAATATTTATATCTCACCACCTTTGGGTGGAGCAATATTGGCAGATAAATCCACATTAGCATCCACTGCTTGTGTAGTTGGATCCATTACTGGATCTCCCAATGCTGGCATAGGTTGTCCAGTAACTGGATCGATCTGCATTTGAGCAGGATCAGGAATCACTCCATCTTTTATCTCTTTTTTGATAATCTTATCCTGTTCTTCTATCTCCTCGTCAGTTTGACGCAGAATATTCCTTCTTATATAATCCTGAGAAAAATATCTCCCCACATAAGGTTCTGCAGTCTGAGCAAGAGTAATTCTCTCATTCAACAACTCTGCTTCTTTTAGTTCAGCAAAGTGATTATCATAAAGATAATCATATTGAATATGATCTTCCATCACATCCCAGTCTTCTGGGGTGATAATATTCTTCAATATTAATTGAGTTCTCAAAATATCATTGAACATATGAGAGAATCTCTTCCTCAAACGTCCAACAAATTTACTGAATTTAATTTCATCTCTTAGAATTTCAGAAGATCTACCAAGACTAAAACCACTTTCTCCTTGCAATCTAGTTTCAGGAACGTTCAATGCCCTATAGAGTTTCTTCTGGAAATATTGAATATCAGTAATTTCTCCCAGATTTTGACCACCAGGAAGAGTAGTAATCTCAGTTCCTCTACCACCTTCTCTACGTGGTAACCAGAAATCTTCCATCATGGACATAAATTTCTTGTCGTCCCTGATTTCACCGGTGTTAGCATCATATACTAACTTATTCCTATATCTCATCATCACATCTCTGAGATATTGTTCTGCCTTAATCTTAGGAAGATTACCTACATCAATATAGAAAATTCTTCTTTCTGGTGCTCTTGACAGACGATAGATAACCAAACTATCCTCAATCATCATCAATTGATTGATAGGTTTGATTGCTTTATGAATCCAAGAAAGAGTTGATCCTTTATTTCTATCTACTAATCCAGAAGTGCAGTAAGTAACAGAATCACGAGTCATTTTGACTCCTTTTCCTGCGCCAGCACCATAATTATTAGTTACTACGCCACCAACAGTTTGTCCTTCAGTATAAAGAAAATACTCTTCAATTTCGGGAAATTCATAGGCCTGAGGACTATCTTTATCAGATGTTATTACAGAATGGAGACTATTTTTTCCCTTTCTCTTCAATTGACGAACAAAACGCATCTTAGAGGAATCAATATATCTTAATTCCTGAAGACCTTCCTCTGGTTTCTTTTGATCAATTACTTTATTATAATATAATCTACCATCGATGTACCAATTTCTGAATATTTCGTGAGCTTTTTTATCAAAATCTAGAAGTTCTAAAACATATTTAAATTCTTCTCTAATTTTCTTTTTAATGCCATCACTAGCATTTAAATTTGATAACTCAAGTGTAACTGGACTATCATTTAAATCAGATACAATTGCTTCATTTACAATATCCTCAATAGCACTATCCACTTCTGGATAGAGAGCCATAGTTCTATATCTTCTGATTAATTCACTTTCATTTCTATAAACACCCTCAATATCTACATACGAACCAAAAAACCCACTGCTGACATAGTTCTCAGATCCATCCTGATTATTAGGGGGGACCGGAGAGACTACGCTAGGTGGGGTTTTTTCTGTATCCTCAATTGAGAAACCAAATAATCTCGCCATTATTATAACTAAAAGTTTATGCTTCTAGTATTTAGGAGATTAATTTAGGGGCCAGCTCCAGCAGCCCCAGCACCAGCTGACCCAACTGATGATCCACCTGTTGCTGTTGGAAGGGAGTCCTCTGGTGAAAGTGTGCTTGGAATAGCAACTTGGCCAACAACAGCCTGATCATTTCCTTTAAATCCCACAGCATAGTATTGAATTGCAAAGGTTACAGTAAATTCTTCAATAGTATCACTAGTATCATAACTCAAATCGATAGCCCCAACTTCTGTTGGGAAAATATCAAAGAACTTGTAAGTTCTGAGAATAGAATTGTAATTACCAGCCCCCATATTATTATGAGTACTCTCGCTCTCCTTTGCTCTACCAAGCTGCCTAACTTCAGCATCAGCCATATAAGCAGATGGATTAACAATACCTGTTCCATCATCCAATTTGCTCATGCCATTAGCCCATTGCTCAAAAGCAGTTCTCACCCTAAAGTTTTCATCATTAATGACTGTAATTGTCCAATCATCAAAGGTTCTATCTCCTGCAACTTTAAGAATTCTTCCCCTAAAAGGAACACTAACTGCAGGAACAGTAGATCCGGGTAATTGAGCAGCTTTACAAAGAAATTTAAAATCATTTACTTGGGTAGCTCCCCAGTCTGCACCTTGGGCAATGATGCCTGATGGAAGAGCTGGAAGGGACACTTCAAATAGATTCGGTCTTGCACCGCCTCCAGCTAGTTTAGTCTTAAACTCCGAAATTGTTTTTGTGTTAAGTGATGCCATTGTTTTAAGTTCTCCTGAATTTATTTAAGAAATGATAATCAAACTGACTCAGCAAAACTGATGCCTGTTCTTGTGGCAACGAATGTCAAAGTGATGTAGTTAATGGATTTAGTAGGCTGAATGAATATATCAGCTCTAAATTCATTATTATCAACCACATCAGGAGTGTTATTGCTTTGATCACAAATTACACTAAAGTTTTCAATTCCCCTATTGGATTGAATATCTCTCAAGTATGGTGTGACAATATTAGTAAAGTTGTCTCTAGTTTCATCATCATTGATTTCAAAGAGTTGAGCATTAGCAGCACCTTCAAGTGCCTGCTCTACTGTAAGGAATAGTCTTCTAACATTGATTCTATCGAATGCAGAAGCATAAGAAAGACCAGTCTTATCACCAAAGAGTTGAATTCCAGATCCTCTAACATTAGAGATTGGGTTAATCCTAGCACTATAAAGAAGATCTCTTTGATCCTTATTGGGATTATATGCTAGTTTAACAGCATTGTTAAGAATACCTCTTCTTGCACCTGCAGGTGAATACCATGGGAAGGCATTAATAGATGTTCTTACACACAATCCAGCAACGTCACCATTACATGGAACATATCTAAACTCATTGTTAAATCTATCATATGTATACTTCCAACTACTATCAAATACAGCATAAGAAGAAGAACTAACAGAACTATAGAATTCTAGAATATTATTAGTCTTAGTTGTAGCATTAGTAACGCCTACAATACCTTCTCTATGAGGAGAAATACAAGCAATACAATCTTTTCTAGTATTTGCAATAGAAATTAGAAGATTTGCTTTTGCTTGAGACTCAAGGAGACTTGCTCCACTTGGACCCATCAATAAGTAATCTACAGTTGTCTCATCCTTATTGTTAAACAATTCATAGGATGTCTTCAAATTACTTAGTGCAGCAGTCATTCCACCACTAGCACCATAATCAGCACCACCGGTCAATGTGTAAGAAACATTACCCAATCCACTGAAGGTAACTCCCTGTGCATTCTGATTCCAAACACCTTCTGAGAAAGTGTTAGCAGTAAACTGAGTGGAGAATCCAGTTGGTTTTGGATAAGTATTCCAGGTTGCATCATATGCAATGGATGGATTATATCCAGCATAAACATACTGAGAGTTATTTTGGATAAAGGTCTTATAATATGACTTAGTTGGATTGTTTCCATCCAGTACAGCATCAGATGCTTTGGAGAGACCTTTCCAAACTTCTAACAGATTTCCTTCAACACCTGTTACTTCACCAGTATCATCTACAATAGCCACATGAAGGGTATCATTGGCTCCCTTTCTTTGGGCAACATAATTACTAGTCTTAGGTTTAGGAGCGAAAGATTTCCAATAAACAGTATTATTAGTTAATCCAAGAGTTTGTGCATCATACCAATCTTCTACACTTGCTACAGCAGAACTAGCAGAATTAACTGGTTCATTATTACCATCAACAGTATTGGAAATATAAAGAGTATCAGAACTAGTGAAGGATGCTGATCTATCACTCTCCTGATAATCAATGGAAGTTTCTGTTCCACCAATAGTTACCAATCTACTAAATGTAACAGCATATCCAGCAGCAATTATTCCATAAGTGTTTGCACCAATAGTTACGCCTGTGCTTCCAACTGCAGTAACAGTCCAATTCTGAATATTTTGTCCAGAGGCATTAGATAATGTTAGAGTATCAAGTGTACTAATACCAGTTAGACTTTCAACAGCAATAATAGTTGAGTTAGCAGCAACAATCTGACTTGTTGTTGTTTCTAAAGTCTGGTTATATTGTGTTGCTGCATAGGAGACCCTAGAGACAATCTTAACATCAATGGAACTATTTCCATCGGTAGAATCTGTGGTAACACCTGTAATAATACCTTTGAGATAACCAGTAAAGGAAGAAGTTGTACCATCTCCTGCTAGAGAGGTTGTAATTCCTGTGGTTACACCATAACCAACAGTAAATCCTGCTCCTACTGGGTTAGTATAAGAAATACCAATCTTTTGGTCTGCTGATCCATCAATTACACAGACTTTTAGTTTATTTGCCCATTCTCCTGGATTTCTGGCAGACCAATAAACTGATGTTGTATCTGTATAATTTGCTTCATAATCATCAAAGTTTTTAATCTTAAAGGAAGAGGCATATGCTTCATCTGTTCCAGCATTAGCATTGTTCAGGTTAGATCCATCTGTTCTCACAACAGAAAGGACACCACCATAACTAAGATACTCAGATCCAGTCATCCAATACTCATACTGTCTATCAGTACTAAATGGGGTACCGAAAGTATTGATAAATTCTTGCTGCGTTGTAATTCTAATGGGAGTGCCATCTACTGGTCCAATTTTAAAAGGACCGGCAAGTGCTCCAGTAGTATCTACAACGTTTCCTACTCTTCCCAGTGTTTGATCAATCTCCCTGACCAATAATCCTGGAGATAGTTGAGGAGTTGCCATGTTTTTGTTCTCCGAAGGTCTCAGTTCTCTATAAAATATTTATTAAAATAACACTTTACATGTAATCCCACATGTAAGACCTATCTCCATACTCATCTACATTCCATGTACTAGGTCCATCTCTCAATCTTTCCAAACCGTGAGTACCATCTTTATCTACATACCACCTATCCCCATCATCATCTACAAAACTATTATCATCCAATCCATCAGTAATAAATCCAAATGGAGCCATGTCTTGTTCTATTTGATTCTTCTGCTCATCATATATTCTTTTCCTGACATCTTGATCAGTAAGTTCTTTAAAATAATCCTGAGCAACTAACCATGCATATATTACTAGACACATTGCAAGGTCATCATTACATCCCTCTTCCGCTTCAAAAGAATTATGTTTTTGAATAAAAGTAGTTAATTCACTTAATATCTCATAATCACTAAAGATAAGTTTATCTTCTTCTATCATGGTCTTTAAATTAAGAGCACCAACCTTTTTAACAGTCTTAGACATCTTAACTCCCAATTGAGTTTTCTTTCCAGAAAATCCTTGTCCAATAACTTGACCAGCTCTTCCTCTCATAGAACTCTGCAGAAGATTAGTATACTCCATATCATAATTTAATATAGCAGCTACTTGATCTCCCACATCATTAACTTCACATAAAACATATGCTTTATTATACTTAGTTGCTACTTGATAAATTATATTTGGAAACATCATAGGTTTAATTTCATTATTCCTATATTTTGCAACTATTTTATGTGGGAAGGTAGTTATATCCACTACAACAAATGCAGAATAATCTTTTACAACGCCTCTAGCAACATCAACAGTAATAATATAGTCATGCTTATCCTGCGGGGGTTCATGCATATCTAACCCCCCACTTCTTGTTATGGGTTGATCATAAACAAGAGTTCGAAGTTTAGATGGAGCTATTAAAGTATCAACAGATCCTAAAAATTCACATTCAAACTCAATTTTCCATTGCTGCTCAGATGTGTTGGCAATAGTTTGCTTCTTCCACTCAGCATCTCTCCCCGGAACTGCAGACCAATGAACATCAGTGGGAATATATTCATTTTTTCCTCTTTCAGCATCATGCCACATACGGTAGAAATGGTTCATACCATGTGGGGTTGAAACTATGATGACTTTTGTGCTTTTACCAGAAGTAATAGTAGGATAAACAGATGCAAAGAAGGAGTCAGCGATGTGATTAGGGACGAAGGCGAATTCATCGAGGAAGAGGATATTGAACGACATGCCTCTGACAGCACTCGCAGATGTAGAA